CCGACGAGCAGCGGCAGGCGCGCGAAAAGCGCAATGCCGACCACAACGAGAAGCAGATGCAGGCGGGCCAGGGCGGCGAGTACGTCACCCGCGCGCCGGGCCGGCTCGGACGATCGCCGGTTCAGCCCAAGACATGAACCTGCTGACGCGCATCACGGACGCATTCCGCACCAAGGCTGCGGAGGGCGCCTACCGCGACGGTCCCTGGCTGACCATGGACGGCTGGCTGCCGTCCAGCGTCGGCAAATACATGAATTTCTGGCAGATGGGTTACGACCCGTCGGGCGGCGCCACCTCGGCAATGGTGGAAGCCTGCGTATCGGCCTACGCGCAGACGATCGCGATGTGCCCGGGCAGTCACTGGCGCGAGCAGGGCAATGGCGGGCGCGAGCGCATCACCACCTCGGCGCTGTCGCGGATCCTGCGAAGCCCGAACGACTATCAGACCATTTCCGACTTCCTGCTCAACGCGGTGCGCTCGCTCTACCTCGACGGCAATGCCTACGCGCTGGCGCTGCGCAACGACCGGTTTGAGATATCGTCGCTGCACCTGATGCATCCGCGGCAATGCCAGCCACAGGTGATCGGCGGCGAGATCTACTACAAGCTCGGCGGCAACGACGTGATTGATGGCCGCATCGAGGCGCTCGAGCTCGACGAACTCAGCTATGTGCCGGCGCGCGACGTGCTGCACATCCGCCTTCATACGCCGCGTCATGTCCTGATCGGCGACACGCCGCTGACCGCGGCCGCACTGGCGGTCGGTGCCGGCAATGCCATGATGGCGCAATCGATCGCGTTCTATGGCAACCAGTCCAGGCCATCCGGTGTCCTGCAGACCGACATGGTGCTGACGCCGGAACAGGTCAACCAGTTGCGCGGCCGGTGGGACGAGCAGGCCAGGGGACTTGCGGCCGGCGGCACTCCGATCCTGACCTCGGGGCTGAAGTTCCAGCCGATCAGCGTTTCACAGGCCGACGCCCAGTTCGCCGAGGCGCAGAAGATGAGCGACCAGCAGATCGCCGCCGTGTTCCGGGTACCGCTGGCGATCATCGGCAGCGAGGCGCAGCCAATGGGCTCGACCGAAGCATTGATGAATTTCTGGATCGGCGGCGGCCTCGGCTTTGCCCTCAACCAGGTCGAGCTGGCGATCGACCGGCTGTTCGGGCTGTCCAAGGCGGTCGGCGAATATTCGGAACTCGACAGCTCGATCCTGCTGCGTTCGGCATTCAAGGACCGCATCGACGGCCTGGCCCGGGCGGTACAGGGCGGCATCTTCTCGCCGAATGAAGCCAGGGCACACGAAAGCCTGCCGGCGGCAAAAGACGGCAACGAACCCCGGGTACAGCAGCAGGTCGTCCCGTTGAGCGCATGGGACCAGGCGCTGACCAGGCCGGCGCCGGCGCCGGCATTGCCGCCGCCCGACGCCGAGGATCCCAAGGACGACAAGCCGGATCCGGAAGAGGCAAAAGCCTACGCGCGGTTCCTGTTACAGCGGACCATGGATAGCCATGCAGCTTGATCATAGCTCGATTATCGCCGCCGTCGGCGAGGTGCTGGCGACGGAACGCAATGCCAGGGTGGAGCTGGAAGCCAGGGTCGCGGAACTGATTGACGAGTACGGCAACCTGGTGCGGATGCCGGGGCCTGCCGGGGAGCCCGGCGAGCGGGGCCAGAACGGCGAGCGCGGGCCGGTGGGCGATCCCGGGCCGCGCGGGCTGGCGGGCGATATCGGGCCGCCTGGGCCGGCAGGGGAACCGGGACCGCAAGGCGAGCGCGGGCTGGATGCCTATCCCGGCGAGGCGCGGGGCCTCTGGGATGCGTCGGCGCAGTATCGGGCCATGGATGTGGTCAGCCACAACGGCAGCGAATGGCGGGCGGTGAAGGACGACCCCGGTGAACTGCCGGGGCCGGGCTGGATGCTGGGTGCCAAGGGGGTGCGGGGGCGGCCTGGGGAAAAGGGGCCGGCCGGCGAGCGCGGGGCCAGGGGCGAGCGCGGCGCCGACGGGATCGGGATCGAGGAAATGACGATTGCGGACGCCACGCTGATGTTGCTGCGCTCCGACGGCTCGGTGCTGTCCTGCGACCTGATGCCGGTGATCGAACGCTACTACCGCCAGGTGATGGCATGAGCGCGATCGCATCCACCGGGCTCGACCGCACCGTGCTGCCGGAAGCGTTGCTGCCGATCGTCAAAAGCCATCTTCGCGTCGACGGCACCTATGACGATGCCTACATCACCGACGCCATCAAGCGGGCCATCAACTGGTTTGAGCGGGTCACCAACGTATCGGTCAACCCGGTGACGTGGACCTGGTCGCCCGATGAAGCTAATTTTTGCGACAGTGTTGCAACGGTTCCGGTGTCGCCGGTGAACGATGTCACGGTTGATGTCGATGGCGACGTGACCGGAAACTACATGGTCGAGACCATGTCTACGCACGGCGTCGGCCTGTATTGCCTGGTCGGGCCATACGCCGCCGGCATGGCAGTCAGCATCCCGTCTGGTTATGCCGACGCCGACGAGCTCGACCCCGGCATTACCGACGCCATCCTGCGCTACACATCGCACCTGTACGAGAACCGCGAGATCCTGGTCGCCGGCACCGAGGCGCAATCGCCGGGCTGGATGACCGATGTCATCAGCACATACTGGTTCCCGAGGTGCTGATGCAGACCGTCTACTTCAACCGCGACTACCATTATTCGCTGCATCCGCGCCGCACGGTGCGGTTTCGCGCGGGGGTTACTTACGCTCGGGTGCTTGAAATCGCCGCGCGCGAAATCGAGCGCCAGGGAGCCGGCCGTATCGTTGCGACGCCTTCCGGTGATGCGGCCGGTTTCGACATCGTGGACGCAAGACATGCCTTCCGGCCTCGCAAGCGTTAGCGGCGCGGGCGACCTGCGCTATCGGGTGACGTTCGCCGAGCGCGACACCACGCAGGACGAGTATGGCAACGTGTCGGGCGGCTGGGTCGACCGCTTCACGGTGTCGGCCAACATCATTGCCAAGCTCGGCGGCGAGGCGGTGGACGCGGCGCGGCTGGCCGGCCGCCAGCCCGTCCTGATCCGGGTGCGCAAGTCGCCGGACACCAGGCTGATCACCACCGACTGGCGGGCGACCGACGGCGAGGGCCGAGAATATAATATCCGCACCGCGATCGACCCGCTGATCGGCGACAGCCGGCACGGGCTGTGGATCGAGATGATCGCCGAAACCGGGGTGGCGGTATGAGCTATTCCGATCCGGCGCTGGCGATGCAGAAAGGCACGTTGTCGATCATGAAGGCCGGCGAGACCGGCGCGCTGACCGGCGGGCGGATTTACGACGGCGTGCCCGGCAGCGCGGTCAAACCCTATGTGTCGTTCGGGCCGTTCCAGATGCTGCCCGAGCACGGCGACTGTCTCGATGGCGGCGAAGTGTTCATGACGCTCGACGGCTGGGCGGCCGGGCCGGACACCGTCCAGGTCAAGCAGCTCGGCGCCGCCATCGCGTCCGATCTCGACCGCGCCGAGATCGTCATCGACGGCCAGCGGCTGATCGAGCTCTCGATCGAGCAGATCCAGTACATGCGCGATCCCGACGGCATTACCGCGCACGCCGTGGTCACCGTGCACGCCTGGACCGAACCCACATGAGAGAAGTTTAGACCATGGTCTCATTCCGCGCCGGTCTGATCGCGCGCTCAGCTGCCGCTACCGGTCCAGTGATCGAAATCACCAATGCCAGCGTTTTGGAAAGCGCGGCTATTGGCACCACGATCACGACGCTGTCGGTGGCGGGAGGGACCGGTACTTATGTATTCACGCTGACCGACAGCGCCGGTGGCAAGTTCACCACCGCAGGCACCAATGGCACAAACCTGAACACCGCCGCGGCGCTGGATTACGAGACTGCGACCAACCACACCATAACGGTGTCAGCCACCAATGGCGGCGCGCCGATCACCCGCACGATCGTCATCACGGTGATTAACGTGGTCGAGGACACCACGCCGAACGCCTTCAGCTTCACCGACGTGACAGGGGCGGCGCTTTCCACTGTTACTGAAAGTAACACCATCACGGTCGCCGGGATCGACGGGCCGGCCACGATGACGATCACGGGTGGCGAATACTCAATCAACGGTGGCAGCTATGCCTCGACCTCGACCAGTGTCACGGCCGGGGCTACCGTCAAGGTGCGGGGCACGTCGTCAGCGTCGAACTCGACGGCGGTCAATGTCGTGCTGACGATTGGCGGCGTGTCCGACACCTTTACGATTACGACGCTTGCCGGTGCACCAGGCACCATTTCCACGCCGACCTTGATCTCGCTGACGACGGCTACCGATAGCGGCAGTTCATCCACCGACAACATCACAAATAACACAACGCCCGATCTCAACGTCGACTGGGGCGTTGATGTGCCGCTTGAAAACGATGTCATCGAGGTTCGCGTTGGTGGGGTCCTGCTCGTGTCGCACACGGTTACGGGCTACGAAGAGGGGACAGGAATTATCGCGTTGTCCACGCCACTCGCGAGTGGCAGCAATTCAGTGACCGTCACGCATAAGCGCGGGGCGTCCACCAGCAGTCCGTCAAACGCACTCGTCGTTGTGGTGGACCCGACAGCGCCGGTACTGACTTCGGCTGGTGGCGTGCTGCTCGCGCCGACGACGGCGACACTGTCGGTGACGACCAACGAAGCGAACGGCGTGCTGTACTACGTCGTTACGGGCAGCGCGACGTTCCCCACCGCTGCACAGGTCAAGGCGGGGCAGAACAATACCGGCGCGGCGGCGATCTATGCCGGATCGCAAACGATCTCCGCGACCGGCGCGAAGACTGCAACGGCGACCGGCATCACACCGGGCACGCGCTATGCCTATTACATGCATGAGGATCTGGCGGGCAACCAGTCCAGCGTCACTCAGGCGACATGGGTGCAGGCGGGGACGAGCATTACTTGGGACCCGGCGAGGAAGGTCGCTGCAATTACGTTGTCAGCCGACAAGCTGACGGGATCGATCTCAGCCAGTACGTTCTACGCAGGTATGCTCGGCAGCGGTAGCGGGCGGTCCACCGGCAAATACTATTTTGAATTGACCTTTGCCGCTATGAACCCTGACGGGCAAGGCGTCGGTTTTGGTAATGCCAGTGCAAATCTGGCTGCCCTTGGCGGCGGGCCTGACCTTAACAGTATTTGCTGGCGGGGAGCTGTCTACATAAACAGTTCCAACATCGCGACCATTCAGACATTTGCGCCCGGTAACACCGCAGCGATAGCCGTCGACCTCGATGCAAAGCTGATCTGGTTCCGGCACAATGCCAGTCTGAACTGGAATAACAACGCGGCAAACAATCCAGCGACAGGCGTCGGAGGCATCAGCTTTGCGACGTTGAATGCCGGGCCGTATTTCCCGATGACAACACTGGAAATAACTGGCGATACCTTTGTGGGGAATTTCGGGGACAGCGCCTATGCGATGACACCTCCAGCAGGCTTCGGGAACTGGTAGCATGAGCATCCTGAGTTTCGACACTCCCGCCAGACTGAACGCGAAATCGCCGTGGATGGCCGCGCCGGATATCATTGCATTTTCGAGAGACGATCCGCCGATCATTCCCGGCAACATCGAGACCGGGACGTTCAGCGGCAATGCCTATGGCACATGGTTTCAGCGGACCAATCCGGTCAGCGGCGTGCTGGAGTGGTGTATGCCAATCGGCATCAACCGCACCGAGGTGCGCTACTCCGACAAGCCTAATCCGCTGGGTTATCTCGACAAGATGGCGCTGCGCAACATCGCCAACTACACAGTGAGCGGCGCAACCAAGCAGGCTGTCTATTGTCGTGACGAGAGCATTGGACAAGGTGAGACACATTCGCCCGGCAGCGAGTACATGCTCACGCAGCGGCACACGATTTACATAAAATTGGCGGCGGTGCCGACGAACGGCGATGTCATTACGATTTCGAACAGCGCGCCAAAAACGTTCCTGCCCTTCACGTTCACCTACAACGACAAGATGATCCGCGCGAGCGGCATTCAGGTCAACATGGTGGGACAGCGTCCCAACGACACCCTGCGTTACGGATACCTCGCCATGCGTATTCCCGGCGGGGCCAACCAAGGCACTGTCGATTTCATCAACACCTACGGCAAGACCAGCTTCCAGATACTGAACAGCGCCAAGGC